TGCCGCCGAGTGTTGGCGTAATATCATCTAGTAATGCGTTTATACCAGCACCGTCCAGCGTAACAGTAGCGTTAATTTTACCCAGTGTGTCATCGTACTGGAATTCGATATTTGAATGTGACCCGCTGGTAAACATTGGCGCAATTGCATCTTGAGCCAACTCAGTAGTAAACCATCGGTTGTTTGCGCCAACAGATTGAGTAATGTCATCAGTTGTTAATCCTGATACTTCAATTTTGTGCGATCCGGTATTATAGGTTAATCCGTACCCTGTTATATTAAGTCCAACTGCCGGTACACCACCTTGTGCAACTCCGTCACCAACCCAAAGTTGTTGTAAATCAGTTGTCCACACAATTTCACCAGAGTTAAAAATTTGCCCTGTACGTTGAGATTCTGTTCCTCGTCTAATGCGTAGCGCCATGTGCCATCTCCGTTATTCTGTAAATCTAAAGTAGATCATTATACAGTATTTATTCGATTGGAGGAAACCGCACCTGCAATAAACTAGCAGTTTTTAGTCAAAAAAATAGGGCCCTAAGGCCCTATTAAACGTACCAAATTTCTTTAAAACCTTCTTCTTCAGTGGGTTCTTCCCAGTTATCGATCATGCTCTGTACAACTTCCCAAGGAACCTCTTTACCAGGACGACTGGCCAAACGTTTCTTAAGCTCATCTAAATCTGGTGTACGGAATACAATGGCAATATGCTCGTACTTGGGCAAGGTATTAAACTTGCGGATACGGCTAACTGCTGTGGTGCTAGTTTGATCCCAAATTACATCCAATTCATTTGCTTGGCAAATTAATGCTTGGTTAGCCATCAACCTAACAGCAATGGGCATGTAGTCTGAAAACACTTCGGAATAAGTTTTACCATGTTCCCTAGCGTATTCTTCTACAAACGCATCAGTAGAAACTACAGTCAAACCCAAAGTCCAGATTTGGTCTTTAACCCAGGTGCTTTTTCCGGCACCCGGGACTCCGATCAATTGATAACACTTAGGCATAATACTCCTTACATCGTTGGTCCGTTGCCGGACTTGAATCCTACACTACCACCTTCTTCTTCGATGCGCTTTAATACATCTTCAAATAAGATTGGAGCAAAGTCCGGAGTTTGTTCCACGCAAACGCAATGATATCTAGTATCGATTTCGTCGCTGTATAAAACTTCTCCAGTCTTAGCATCAACACCACGAGCTTTACGCACACGATTTGCGTGTAAGTGTCCGTGAATGTTAACTCCAAAACGACCCATTGAATCCGAGTGTAACGGAATGTGGCTTAAGATCATACCGTTCATAACGTGATAAGCACGTAACTCTCTAAAGTGAGCACGGTAGTCCTCATCCTTAAAGATATCGTGGTTACCACGAATTAAAACCTTGTCACCGTTTAACCTGCGCATAATTGCTAATGCTTTGCGGTTAATAACAACGTCACCTAAATGGTAAACCTTGTCAGTGGGATTAACTCTCTCGTTCCACGCTTTAACCATTGCTTCGTCCATTTCTTCAGCAGAGTCCCACGGACGTAATTTTGTAACACCATCGTTACGTGTGAAGCGGCATACACCTGTGTGTCCAAAGTGTGTGTCGCTGACTAAAAATACACTAGGCATCATGCCCTCCTTTCTTGTTTAATTATACATTATACAGTCGCATAGACATCTTGTCAATTAACAAGACTGTTGTTGTAATACAACGGTTTAATGTACAGATTCTTTAGCGTCTACTGTACATTCAATTACCCAATTTTCAAATTGAGTAAACTTGTTAACCTCTACACCTAGTCCAACTGCTTCATTTACAAAATGCTGTAGAAGCGCATTGTACAGTTCGTCGGGCATTGTATCTTTATCAAAATGAATTTTCATTATATATCTCCGTCCTGACGCATATACTCATCTCCTGCAAGAGGAACTGGCTTTTCATCAGCATCATAAGTCCAACCCAAATGCTTCATCATGCGATGTTTAACTAACAAGTTTGGGCTACGAAATCTCTCAGTGTCACTGAATCCCATCATGACTCCAAGCTCACAAACCGCACCCGATCTGCAAATGCCAGCATAGCAATGAACTACAACATTCATGCGATTTTCCAATGCGTGTTGTAGCAAGCGAACCAGCTCAGCGGCCTGCTCATGACTGCACTTCATTGCTTCATCGTCAACATGATCTTTTTCTTCCACATCCAAGAACTCAAAGTTATGACGCTCTTTGAATTCATGTTTGGCTTCTGGACGCCAACTTGCTGGATCCACAATGCTGATCAACATACTGTTTGGGCCAGCATCGTGATGGAATCCAATTGGGATATCACTTGCGGCCACATTTTCAATCCAGGGCATTATTGCTCTCCTTAATACGTTTCTTTTACAATCTTATATTCACTTGTGGGCCATTTGGCTTTAAATTCTTCTGTTTTAACATATTCATTGAATTCTTTAGCATTAAAGAACATACGATGAAATACTGTTTTGTGATCCAAAGTCGTTACTGTTAGATACATTGATTTTGCCTTGCCAGCCATTGTGTGTCCTTTGTAGTATAAGTATGTATTATACAGTCAAAAGAAAACCCTGTCAAGTACTACTTAACAAGGTTTCAAAAATAGTGGTAAGTTTTTTTGTGTCAGGAAACTTACCAAACCCCGGATACACAGCCCATCCCACATTTCGTGTATCGCGGATGCTGGATTCTCAGCCTAGGCTAAGGTGGGCCAGCAGTTACTTATAGAGCGTAACGATCACTCATTACAGTCTTAAGCATGATGCCTTCTGGAGTGAATTGATCCAAGTCAGCGGCTAGCAAGCTAGTCATTATACTTGGGCTAAATCCACTTACCAATGCGGCACCACTCTTGTCAGCCTTAACAGGCACGTTGTCTGAACTGTTTAGGTTCCAGAAAACAATCTGTGGCACAGTGTAACCTGCATCTGCGAACTTGCGTTCGATCATTTGCATTGCTGTGTCGTCGTAACGAGCACATTGGTTAAACTGCATGTCTGACAAGATCAGCAACATGGCTGGCATGTCGCTAGCTGGTACTGAACCCTTAACTGCAACGCTTAGGATCTTGTCCATAGCGGCATGCAAGTTAGTGCTCATGTTCCAATCACTCTTGCTCATTTGAGCAACCTTGTCAACAATGTTACCCTTTAGAGTAACAAGTTCTGGCTTGTCTGAGAAAGTCAAGAAAGTGTCCTTGAACACACCCTTGTTCTTGTCTGCTAGGTACAAGCCCAAGCTGATTGAAACGTCCATGCAAGACACATTAGTGTTCTTTCCTGCTGGGCAAGACATAGAACCGCTAACGTCTACAATTGGCATGATGCTGGCATCTCCAACGTAGTTTGGCAAAGCGTCCCACTGTGCCACAATGTGGTCAGTTTCTGTCTTGTCCAACTTTGCACGGTAGCTACCGATAACACCCTTCAGCACGTCATGTGGGAAGATTGCGTTGGCGTTAACCTTAACAGTCTTATCACCACTTACCAACTTGGCCACATATTCTGCGAACAGAGTTGTGTGACGGTTGAATGCCTTCTTGTAGTTGCGTGACGCAACACTTGGCACGTGACTGAAGTTGATGTTGTCCCAATCTCCTGCACACATTTGGGTTTCAACAACTGTGGTCATTGTTACCAATGACTTGCGGTACTGCTTTGGAGACATTCCGAAGAATGCTCGTACTTCAGCCGCGATCTTGCCCTTACGAGGAGTCCACTTTGCGGCCAGTCCGTTCTTAGCACGTAGAGCATCGCCCAACATGGTATAAGCGGCTGACTTCAGAACTGGGTCTTGGAAGACAAAGATGTCATCCCAACGACCTACTTCCGGGATCTTCTTTAGAAGAGCCAAAGCGGCGTCTGGGTCACGCTTTTCTAGATGTACTAGAATATCGCGGAACAATTGACGTTCACCTGCACCACCACGGACATCACGTGCCCATTGTGCGATGCGTAGTGCAACGTCTGAGTTTTCTACATAAGCGGCTGTGAAGTCGCCTGTGATGTCCTTACCACGGCTTGCGCCAATGTTATAGAACAAGTCAACACAAGCCGAAGCTGTGGACTTACGAGCCTTCATACCGTTTTGGGTACGGGCTTCTTGGTTTGCTACTGCTGTTACAAATGCGTTCATTTTAATTACCTTTACAGAATGTATTTTTTTTCGATTATAGTGAAAAGTTGAAGTTGCTGTTAACATTCTAAATTTAACAGGATGATCGTGCCAATTTGTTTATTTTCTGGTCTGACCAATTACGGCACTCAGACCCTAACAACAATTCATGTTGTCTATTACATGTTCGTCTGTATGTAAATCATATTCCAGATTCTCCGGACCTATCTATTCTATTAGTGTCTATTTCTAGAAAGCATTTCTGCCTGTCCTCCAACCACCTTCTATAGCATTAAGATGTAGTTTAAATTGCTGTAGTCATCCTATGACTAACAGGATCGTTGTTGACTGCTTTTATTTTACACAGGCCATCACTCTGTGCTCGTTAGTCTTATTTCAATAGACCCCTTCAACGCTCGGTGTTTTTACGCACTCTGCTCCAGTTTCTACCACAGTGTCTAACAGTTCATAGTATATGAATGTTGCTGTACCGATCCTAAAACTTGCTACAAGCATTATTGCTTGCTATGTATCTATTATAGTACATTTTGTACTTCTTGTCATTACATTTTGGCTAAACTGACAAAAATAATTTATTGGCGGAAGATGTGGGATTTGAACCCACGAACCCTTTCGGATTGCCAATTTGAAATTGGTGCCTTAAGCCACTCAGCCAATCTTCCCCGGTCCGGGGTTTTTCTCCTCCTGCAACCGGTAAGATATTTATTTTACTTTTTCAAGGGCGGCATGTATTAATGGCATTATGCTATCAAATGCTAGTTGATTGCCTTTAAGAGTCATGTTGTTTTCTGACTCTTTAAACGGTGCATAGTGTCCCGTTATTTCGTGTTGTAATTTATAGATGTCACTATCAGTTACACCAGAAGAAAATTTAAACCAATTAGGGTACCAAAATGGCTTTCCTAAACAATGTACTACCGGAATATTTTTAGATGTCAAGTATTGATCAATTTGGATCAACGACCCATAGTATCTATTCATTTGCAAATCATGATGATACAGATACTTTTTGTTTAATTCTAGTGCATCAAATAATCCTAACCAGTATTCAACTTCCTTTTTAGTTGGGAGTTTTTGTTTTACCAGTTCTTTAATCATGTCTGTGTTACCGTTACACCATTCATTAAATGCATCAGTAGCACGTAATTCATCCATATTAGCTAGTTCGGGCGTGTCAAAATCTTGAGGTACCACACCAAATCGTTTTAACAATTCAAATGAAGCCATATTAGGAATTGATTCCCACCAGTTACACAATTCATCCGGCACATTAATGTAACCGTTTAGTTTAAACCAATCTTTAACTTTACCTGACGAAACTTTCTCTATTAAGTTGTCTTTGTCAACTGTACAAAAATCTCTGTTTTCAGTTGGGGTAAAAATAAAATCAGGCGATGAGTGTAATATAATTGCTAAATCTAATTTTTTAGTTTTCTTTAATTCAAAAAGAATTCTTTCTTCTGATCCTTGGGCAACTCCAATGTTCACAATGTTGGCATTGAATTGCTCTTTTATTTTAGTAATATACGACCACGGCTCTTGTCGGGTCCATGCCGCCATACTATGGCCATATAATCCTATATTCATAATTCCCTCATGTATTATTTTGCGTAGTACTTGTTCAATAAATGTGAAAGCCGTTTAGTTGTTCCAAATAATGGAGGAGCACTTAAAAGTTCAATGCCGCCTTGACTAACTACTTGCAAGTTACCGGTAACACCCGGACCTTCAAATACGACTTTAGCAGTTCCGTTTGCAAGTCGGTTGTTGCCAACTCCGTTTTCAAGACTAAAAATCTGTTTGCTAAACTCATCCCTGTTCCATTTAAATATCTCTTCATCATCTCTTACAATATACACCGAGTTTGTCATGTGTACCAATTCGCAATGAAATTTATCTAGTACTGTACTTGGACTGGGCAATTTCCAATCTAAAATAAAGCAAGGCATATCTAGCATGTGTGCTAAATGGGCCATTCCGCCTTCGTAGCTAATAATAGCTCTGCAATTCTTAACCATTAACTCTATCTTATTTTCTAAAGAATGAAAAGAATGATCCACTGTGATAACTTCGTACCCCATTGATTTGACCCAGGCCATTAATCTGCCCCAGAATTCAAAAGATCTAGATCTACACCAAGGCCATTCATTTGCAGGGCCTGCTAAATCAGTTGAACATGCAATAGCAATACATTTTTTTTGACTATTGTTGTCTTTTACTTTAAGCGACTGACCGTTTACATTAACGTAAGCGGGCCGGTAGTATTCTGAAAATATCTTAATTGGCCAGCCAACATTGTTTATATCCCCGGACACGAACTTAGACCTAGTTATCTTTAACTGTGAATCTGGAATTCTAAAAATTTTCTTGTAATGTGCAAGACGATTATAGGTGTCGTATCGATCATCAACTCGTAAATCAATGATAGGAGGCATAGTTGCCAAGGCAGATATTAAACATAAATTGTCACCTAGTCCAACACTATGCTCGTTGTTTAAATCAAGAACTATTTCTTCCATCGTTCAGCATAACTCTGACATTCGATACAAGTTTTACAACCCGCAATTGCCTGCTGGCGTGCTTGTGGTATTTCCTCGCCGCATTCTTCACAATGGCTTAAACTTGGGCCTGTTCCAATCTTTGCTCTAATGGCATCAACTGCCGCAGAGTTTCGTTGCAGTGTGAGAATTTGCGCAATTTCTGCTTCTTCTTCGTTATTACTTTCAAAGGATTCTAAGTCTGACATCCATTTTTCCTGTGTTGTTATCGTGGTAGGACCTGCCAGGTTCGAACTGACGACATTCTGCGTGTAAGGCAGACGCTCTACCAACTGAGCTAAGGTCCTAGTTTTCATTTTACTTTATTTAAATACTTAATAGGTTCGATAGTACCCGCT